GATTGATTTTTACCTATAATAACACTACCTGTTGCGGTTTTTGGTAGAAGATATATTGCATTTCTTTCATTATTTATAGTAATGTTAGTAGCACCACCAGTGTTCCAATTCACAATACTTGTTAATCCAATTTGATTAGTTGCAGTTAATTGTCCATTACCTGTAATATCAACAACACCATAAGTTGGGTCACCAAATCTTGCAATAGTTGCACCTGGATTAGAAGGGTTACCAATAACATTCATTGAACCTGTTTGATTAAATGAACCTGTTAATGTTTGGTTACCTACGAATATGTTTGAACCAGTTGTGGCAAATGAACCTGTATTTATGGAAGCTGCTGCAGTATTCAATGCAAATGATGCAGTTAATGCTTGTGTTGCATAAGATGCGGTACCTTCTAAAGAACCTGTAATACCTGCACTAACACTTAATGAACCAGTCATTGTTGTATTACCAATTACTTGTAATGACCCTGATACACCAACCAATGAACCTGATGTTACATATAAACCTGTTCTTCTTGTACCAACTGCGGTACCTGTACCTACAGCAAATACTATTTGTTGTGAATCATTTAATGTGCTAGCATCATTATATCTACCAACAAATGTTGAACCTCCAACGCCATTTGCGTGTGATGCAGATACAATTAAGTTCTGACCAAATACAATTGATGAAACTAAATGTGTATCAGCACCTACTTGAGATGAAGATACTGCTGTTGTGTGCCCACCAATAATATTTGAAATTACTGACCTTCTATTTGTAGTATTTGAACCTGAAACCCAAACACCATTTGCTTGACCAATTATAAGGTTATTATTAAATGATAAACCATTATTAGTTGTAGATACTGAACTTGATACTAAGTTAGTAACAGTAAATGATGCACCACCTATAATATTACTTGTTGCTGTTATTGATGAACTAGTATGATTTAATGTTAATGCTGCAGCACCAAAATAGTTTTGTTGCATTGATGGTAAAAATGGTAATGCAATATTGTTTGCATTTGATGTAACTGTACCAACATTTATATTTTGTGAATAATTTATTGAACCACTTTGATGATTTATATTTACCCCACCAATAACATTATTATTGGCAAATGTTGGTGCGGCTAATGAACTTGTTGTAAATGCAAAGGATACTAAACTATTTAAATTATTATTTGATACTGATGGTCTAAGAATAGATGATGTAGTAATAGTTGGAAGTGTACTAACAATATTAGTACTACCACCAATATATCCATATGTTCCTTGTGCTAGTGTACTTGTTCTATTACCACCAGATAAAAGAATATTATTTGAACCTGATATTACAATTGAACCTGTTTGAGTATTACCTAATTGACCATTACCAGCAGTGCCAGTCGATGTACCAAATACTAAATTTGATTGTGATATTGCTGCTGATGCTGAAATATAACCAAATGGTACCGATAAAGAACTTGAATTTTGAGTTGTTGTATTTATTTTAATTAAACCATCGTTTAATGTATTTGTTATTAAACTACCTGATATTGTTTGGTCACCTGTAAGATTTAATATACCTAATATGTTTACACTACCTGTATTTGTTTGGTCACCTTTAACATCCAATTCAACACCCGCTGAACCACTTAATATTACACTACCAGTAATTGCTTGTATTGATGATATTGAACCTGTGGTGATTAAACCTGTTCTATTAAAATTACTTGCAAATGATGCTGTACCTTGTAAGTTACCATTAAATCCTACTGAAGATGTTACAGGTGCAAAGAAATTAATTGAAGATGTATTAAAATCTGCAATATGTGTATTAGCGTTTGAGTTTACAATAACATAATCACCAGCACCATTTACTGCAGTACTAATCCAACTATTATCATCATTTGATGGTCCATAAAATCTTATGATTGAACCTGACACCATACCAATAAATGATGGATTTGCTGGTGCTGGTTCTGTAATAAAGTAGTTTCCTTTATTAAAATAGTTTACACCATCCAAATATGTTGTACCGTATAGATAAGTTGTTCCTGATATACCTAAACTTCCTGTAATTTGTTGTGTTCCTCCTATTGAACCTGTGGTAATTAAACCATTTCTATTACTATTATCGGGTGCATATGATGCAGATAATGCATTGCTTGCAAATGACGCAGTACCTTGTAATGACCCTGTAAATGAACCATTAAAGTCACCATTAAATGAACCTGTGTTACTTAAGAATTGGTCAACTCTATTTGCTGTTAATATAACTGAAGGAACGCCAGGATGTACACTTGATGATACTTCTGCTAATAATCTCATATCAGTATCAGCTGATGCCCATATAAGTTGATAATAATCATTGGTTGCCGATTGAACAAACCAGTTCCAAGATGCAACTGATTTATCATTATTACCCGTTAATGTTACTGTTGTTGCTGTATCTAAAAGGTCAATACCATTTTTTCTAATCCATATATCAACACTATCCGTACCACTATCTGTCTTATCTAATTGTGCTGAGAATTGAATATTATATACACCAGCATTTTGTGTTTTAATATATGTGTTGAATGGACTTAAACTACCACTTATTGAAACACCATTTGTGATTGCTGTTTCATTAAATGACATTGAGTTAGGAGTATTTGCTACAGGATTTAATTGGTTTGTAGTATCATAGAAACTACCATACGAACCTGTTGCAGTATTAAAACTACCTGTACCTGTTCCTGTTGAAGAAATTGTAACTTGTCCTTGACCACTTAATGGTGATACTATAATATTTGGTCCTGCTAATATTTGTGTTACACCACCATTTGATGCAAATGATGCCGTTTGTGCATATGAACTACTTACAGCAAAGTTACTGAATGAACCACTTATTGTATTTTGTGAGAATGAAGCAGATGTTGCATTGTTTGCATATGATGCAGATACCGCTTGTAATACATATGATGCTGTATTTGAATTAGTTGCTTGGGATGCAGATACTGCATTCTGTGATTGACTTGAACTAATAGCTGTTTGTGCAAACGATGCTGAGTTAGCATTACTTGCAAATGATGCGGTACCTTGTAAGTTACCAAAGAAACCTAATGATGATGTTGTTGCACCTGTTACATTTAAGTTACCCAATGGGATATTAACTACACCATTTAATGTTTGTGTGTCACCTGCTTCATCTCCCAATATGTTTGAACCACTTGAGAATATAATTGATGATGTTTGATATACTGTTTGTAAGTAAGTAATTGATGCTGACAATGCTGTGATTGAACCTGTAACAATTAAACTTCCTGATATTGTTTGGTTACCTTGAAATACATTTGAACCTGTAGTTGCATAACTACCTGTTCTTGCATCCATTGATGCAGTATAAGAATTAAAAGAACCTGTATCTAACTTCTGATTGATTTGATTTTGTAATGAACCTGTTTCAATTTCCAACGCATCTACACGTGCATCAATGGATGCTGTAAATGCATTGAATGATGCACTAGTTACTAATGAACTACTATCAACAGCGTTAATTGGTAACCCGTTTACTGTAAACGATCCAGTGATATTAACAGATGATGTTGATATTTGGAGAGGTAGGTTATTTCCTAAACCATCTTGAGTGTACTGTAGTGTTCCAGTAACTCCTGTGGTTGAATTAGCAAGTTTGATTAATCCCTGATAGGATTGACTTACATATAAATTCGTTAATTGTCCCATATATATTTATATATTTGTGTGTTTAAGTTTTAGACCAATCGGTGTTTACGTTCTTCCATAATTCAGCAACTTCTTCCCAAGTTAATCCTCTAATAAATGAATATTCAGGTAATACACATCTGTTATAATCATATTTCTGAATAAAGTGAAAATCTAACAACCATCCTGAAAGGACAGTTTCTGTTTTCTCATAATATGGACTAACTATTGCATCCCAACCTGATTCAAAATCTGAAAGATATAGTTTAGCAAAAAAGTCTTTTACTATTTCTAATTGGTCAGATAGTACATCTTGTTGATTTGATAAGTCATTGTTTAATTTATCTACAAAGAACACTTTCCATCCTAAATGTATTTGACCTGATTTTACGTGAGTACTATCGGGAAGAACATACATACGTGGATATTTTGGTTCCTTTTTAGTTATTATATCGTTTGTTAATTGTTCTACATCCCCAAATCCATATGAGTTTACTTGTAAGTGTAAGTCTGCAAATCTTTCAAACTCATCTAATACATATTTGTAACTATTATATTGTTGGTCCTCAGGGAATTGAAAGTTATTCAATACTGGTGGTGTACAACTGTTATAATCAAATGCAACTTGAAATGATAAGTTTAATGTCCATCCACCCAAGATTGTTTCAAATCTTTCTAAGAATGGAAATATATCAGGATCTTCGTCTACTACTAAATCCCAACTAAAATTACCTTGTTCTGCTGTAAATGATTGTAAAAGAATTGTCCAAACATCCATAACTGTTCTCAAAGTATCAGACATTACTTCTGTCTGATTGGATTGGTCATCATCAACTCTATCCATAATAATAATGGAAAAACGATAATGAAGACGGTTTTCATTTAATTGAACATTACCAGGAACCACATACATTCTTGTATATTTTGGTTCTTGTTTGGTTACAATATCATTTGTACACTGCGCCAAGTCACCAAAACCAAAAGATTTAATTTGTGGGTGATTATAAGCTATAGAACTTAAATCCGCTAGTATCTGTTTGTAATTTATAGAGCTTGTGTTCATCCTATCTTTAAATATAAAATAATGTTAATCGTTATACGAATTATATCTTTCCTTCCATTTTCTTTTGTAACCTTATTTGTTCTTGGTCAAATGATATTAAATAACTCAATTGATTAAGTGATTCCATTATGTTTTTTTTATAGATGTACTCGTGTTTTGTAAAATCATTGTCAGCAATTTTGTTGACGACCAAAAACCAGCCGAACGACTTTTGGAAGGAATCTTGTAAATCATCCTCCACATTATCCATATCATCTTGATTGTTTCCCATTTCGATAGCTTCAAGGTCGAAGATGGTAGGGTAAAGTTGGAGAATGTCTTTGCGAATTTGATAAAAAAAAACTGTGCGCCAATCACGTACCTTACATCTAATCGTTTTTTAAACAATTCGGATCGTTCTTTCATCTTGGGTATATCATATTCTTCTATCTTAAAGTTATGTTCACTTATCTCTTCCACTATTGGTCTATACATAATTGCTGCAAGTATGTGTAATAAATCCAATAATTCATCTTCCTTCTTTGTTGAGATGGTATCCAAGTCAATAAATTCAGCAAAGGTTAAATCCCTCCAATTTGGAAAGAATCCATATTGTACTCCATCCAATTCAAATCTATCCACAAATTTGGTTGTTTCTGTTGTGGGTAATGATTGCATTATACGGTAAGCCAAATAATTAATTTCCTCATATCCACCCTCAAGTAAATCCTTTTGTGGTGCTCCCGATACAATACTAATTAACTTTGATGCAAAGTAATCCTCTGAGAACAAATCCTTAATCTTATAAATCTTAACATAATTCTCAATTGACATAAAGTCATCAATTACATATGGTTCACCTTCTATCTTAAATTTTATCATACAAATGCAATGGCATATCGGCCAGTCGATTTTAAATTCTTTATTTCAAAATACATCCTCATCATTAGTGCATCAGATAAATCGGGTGATTTACCCAATATCTTCTTCATATCATCTTTTGATTGAACTTGTACCTTATTATCTTTATCCACATCCTTTAGCTTAACTGCTAATAGTTCCTGTGTTAATTCATCTATTGTTGCAGGGTCCATAATGTTTAGACTTATCTTTCCTTCCTTAAACAATTCAGATAGTTTAATATAACATTGGGACTTTAAATTACTGAAGTTCTGTTCGTGTAATGGTCTTGAGTTGTTGACAAAGTTTGTACCTCTAATTTGGTCTGCAACTCCACCTCCAACGCCATCACTATCCACAATTACATTATTTGGGTGTACACCATACTTTGAAATAAGTTCCCTTATTTCGGACGATAATTCTGTGGTTGATAGTTTGGTATAGATAAGAACTTCTAATACAACCAGTCCATTCCAAACCACCGCCACGGACCTGTCTGAACCAAACCTTGCTACGTCCACGGAGATATACTTCTTATCGGTTCCTTGTGGAACACTTGAGAAAACACTATTGGATATACTATCAAAGTCAAATAGATTATCTGATTCATCCATATAGTTCCAATCACCTTCAAGTAGTCTTCGTTTCTGTGCTGGTGGTAATGACTTTAACATCTCAATATAAGATGGTGGTAAGTGTGGATTGTCAAGTGGTAGTGCTGGTACAAACGCTTTGTTTGATTCCAACGTATCCTGTATATATGGAAGATAGAACACTTTCTTTAACCATACTTGACCAGGGTTACAAGTCATCAATATCTTTGGTTGTAGATTATACTCTGTTAGTTTAAATCTCATACGAGACTTTAGTATATTATAAGCCAATTGACTAATCTGTGCTGCTTCATCTACAAAGACTGCTGTAAGTTCCAAACCTCCCAATGAATCAAAGTTAGGGTCTGATGGTTGGTATGCTAAATCCTTTAATACTATCTCAGACTTATTTGTGAACGTTATAACATTACTTTGTCCGTTATATACATAATGTTCCCCTGATTTTAATCCCATTGATTGTAGGGTCTCAAATAAAGTATTAAGAGTTGTTAGTTTTAATTGTTGTAATACTGTTCTTCCTATTAAACATCTAATCCCTTGATATTTTAAACATAATGTGGTAATCCATAAACAACCTAACCAAGACTTTCCCGCGCCAGCTGAACCTCCGTATAATACTTCGTTAGTTATATTATCCATTAGGAGTTTCCACGCTTGGGATTGTTTCTTTGTTAGATTAATGTTTACTTCCATATTAGTCTTCTCTTTTATCAAATAGGTCTTCTACTTTAGGACCTACACCATCCTCAACAACTGCAACCTGATTAAGGTATGCATACTTATTCACCATCCTATCAACATAAGTCTTTATTTGATCCTCAGTCATATTCTTGGTCCTTTCAATAAATTCCTTATGAATCTTTTCTCTTAATCTTTCTTGTTGTCTTTTGTACCTTCTATTTGCTGACATATTTTTTATATTTTAATCCTGTTGGTCTATTCTTAGTTTTCCACGGTTTTGGTTGGGAGTATAAACATCCACACGATTTTGTTTTGTTATGCATAACGTGACCAATCATTATTGTTTTAACTTTACCACACTCACATTCAAAAACTCCCATCCTTATTTTTGTAAAACCTTGGTATCTTGGTTCATCTTCTTCCAAGTATGTAAGTTTATTAAACTTTTGATTGATTGATATATTTAATTTTCTACTCATATTATTATTAATTTAAATACATAAAATTATAAGCTGACATATCAATTATGTCAATATCGTTATTTATATCACGATCCCATTTATCAGGGTCGTTTTTACTGTTACAATCTGATCTTCCTCTTTTACATCTATTCATCCAATCTTCTTTTGTTTTACTGTGGTAATGATTTATATACGCAACATCCATAGGACCATTTGGATTGAATGGACCATTAAATCTGTGACCATTTGTATCCATTGATAAATTATCAGTGTTGTGTGGTAATACCATTTTGTTATTAGATTTACAATTAACAATCACTTTAATGTGACCGTCTGTATTATTGTTTCTTTTTGTGAAAGTTTTAAGTAGTGAGTTAGAAGTTCTATTCAATATTCCACACGAACCATACATCACCCAAACTAATCCAATCACATCTGTCTTATCTTTATAGTCATTAATAAACTCTTTAATATTATTGTGTTTCTTTAATATAATAAACTCATCACAATCATTAAATGCAACCCAATCATATTCTGTATTTGTATGTAGGAATGAATTATATACTTGTAACTGAACTGCTTTACCATCCCATTCTCTCTTCTCTAAGAAAGGTCTTTCAATATCTGTTCTCCAATCGTTTTGATACATAATAATCTTATCAAACCCTAATTTGTAATTGTAGTCTAACCATTCTTCTAAGTAATAGTCCTCCCACTTTGCAACAACTACTAACGCTACTTTAATTGTGGACATATAATATTCTGTTTACCTTTTTTATGTTTGCGTATTTAAACTTCTTTTGAAAGTCCTCAATGAAATACCAGTCAGCCCATTCGTGTTCTTTCTTTAGTTTTATTTTGTTTGCCATATTAGTCTTACACATAAAACTTCCTATATCTATCTTACCCAATTCTAATTTTGATTTGATTGGGATATACTCTTTGTTAATCCAATTATGAAGTAAGTCACAATAGACAAAATGTTGGTTGGTACTTTCTTTTAACATTAGGTCCACAAACTCAGGGACATAGTAGTTATCCTCACCAGTCATTACCACCCATTCCTCTGTTGCATTATTTAATCCGTATTGTCTTGGTGTATGTCCCCAATCATTATATCTCTCAGGTAGGATGGTAAGTTTAATCCTGTCATCATTAAAAAACTCCACAATGGTTTTCATTGCATCTTGTATCTCATCAGGTGGACAATCAGCAACGATGTGTGCTTTCCAATTTGGATTTGATTGTGCCATCAATGAACCAACGATGGTTATTAAATGGTTTACTCTTGCGTAAGTTGGTATTATAAATTCTATTCCCATAGTCAAAAACGAAACATTACTAACATTCTTAGTAAATTTTTTTAATCTTCTGTTATATTAATATTAATTGATATGGGTTCTCCTCCTGAAGTTAAATCTATCTTCTTTGGTGATTCCATTCCTAATATCTTTGTTATATCTCTTAGAACTTCAGATTCAACCCTACGGTTACCTGATAGTCTACAACGATTTAAAAGGTCATACAGACGATTTAATTGTTCGGATAGTATTTCCTCTTGGTTCTGTGCGTAACGTTCCTTTAAACGGTTCCTAACGTCCTTCCAGTAGTTTTCTGCCATCCTTACTGTTATACCCATTTCCTTTGAGAATTGATTCTTAAACTCATCATATGATTTTTTCTCATATAACATAAGTTCAAATGCACGATTCATTCTTTCCTCGTACTCTAATTCGTTTACTTTATTTTCTTTAGCCATATTATATTGAATTTACATAGTTTGTAAACTTTCTAACTCTTCCTCTTCCACAACCTTTACAGTTGAAGTTAAAGTCTTCACCGAATAAAAAGTTATACACCTTATTGATAAATATCTTTTTATCTTCCTTTACGCCACCAAATGATGTTAATTCTGCATATGCAAGTTTAATATCTTCTTTGGTTGGTATCCATATTGCTTCGTAATCAACTGTTGGTAGTGGTTCATTTATTTCTTTTTTCTTCTTACAGTCTGTACATCCTTTTTTCTTTTTACCAGGATTTTCAATTGAGTTTAGTTTTAGTTTCTCTAATCTTTCCATACTTCCGTGTTTGTCTATGTTTTAGTTCCGAGTTTGTCCACTTATTGGTTCTAGTATTGTTGGTGTTACCACAGGCAATACTATCTCTGGTTTCTTTTTACAATTGCATCCCATCTTAAACCTTATTTAACTTTAATGGTTCAAATGGACGGTACCCGTGCAGAACACCTTGATAATCAATATCCAAATGATCAAAGTTATAATACTCCAACTTGAAACCTGCTTCGGTTAGTTTGTTCTCACAAGATATTAGACAAG